GGTGGCGCTGGCCATCGATCGCGCGTCCATCCACGGCAGCGGCGTGGCCCCGGAGCCGACGGGCATTCTGGCGACCAGCGGCATCGGTGCGGTGTTTGCGGGCGGCGCGGCCGCCATTGGCGACAACCCCAACGGCGCGGCCCCCACGTGGGCCGACATCATCAACCTCGAAACTGAGGTCGCGGCCGACAATGCCGACATCGGCATGCTGGCCTACATGACCAACGCCAAGGTGCGCGGCAAGTTGAAGCAAACCGCCAAGTACGCGGGCACCGACAGCGTGACGGTCTGGGGCGACACCGGTACCCCGCTGAACGGGTACCCGGCCTATGTCACCAATCAGGTGTCGAGCGCGCTCACCAAGGGCGCGGGCACGGGCCTGAGTGCGACCCTCTTCGGCAATTTCGCCGATCTGGTCATCGGCATGTGGGGCGCGCTGGATGTGCTGGTGGACACCGTGACGCTGAGCCTGCAGGGCGGCGTGCGCGTGATTGCCCTGGAAGACGTGGACATCGCCGTGCGGCACGCGGAATCGTTCGCGGCCTGCGTGGATATGATCACGGCCTAAGCCTGACAATTGGTCACCCTGAGCGCAGCGAAGGGTCTGGATGCTTCGCTGCGCTTAGCCTGACGTTTCACTCAACAGAGGAGAACCAAGATGAACACGTGGAAGAACAAAGCCGGGAATGTGTTTTTGACGCTGTTGTCGGCGCTGGTGATGTTGGCGTTGATCGTCACCCTGTTGCCGTTGTCGCAAGCGGCCGCTGCGCCCCAGGCGGAGCCGCAGCAAACGCTGCGCATTGTGAAGCAGGTGGTCTTGTTGTCGGGCACGGCCATCACCACGGCCCAGACCGGCAGCGCGGTGAAGACATCTGGCTATTCTAACGCCGAATGTTACAGCGCGGTCGATGTGACGAACGCCCAGACCGTCACGGCCATCATCAGCCACAGCGCGGATGCCACCAACTGGGTCACGTTGAATTCGTTTGCGGCGGTCAGTGCCGATGGCACGTCCTTCACGCCCACGCTCGCGTATGGCGAATATCTGCGCGCCAGTGTGACGCTGGGCGGTGCGAACCCGGTGACGGCGACCGTGCGGTGCGTGCTGAAAGATCACGCGGACTAAGCACCCTAACCCCTGACCCCTCTCCTAACGGAGAGGGGTAGTGTTTCCGCGGAAACACTGCCTAACTGGAGGCCTGCAATGTGGATCAAATTACTGCGCAATACCGTGGCCGATGCCCAGCTGGTCAGCGTGGGGCAAGTGCTTAACGTGCGCGATGAGACCGGCCTGACGCTGGTGCGGATGGGTAAGGCGACGGCATGGGCGGATCCGCTCGAGCCGCCGAAGCCGATCGAGCCAGCGGCCGAGGTCGTCAAAGAGCCGATCGCGCCGGTGAGCGATGCGTCGCCCAGCGCGCCCGTCGTCGTCGCCGAACCGGTGGCCGCCCCACCGCCCCCCTCGGGGCGCGGCAAGGGCAACAAGGGCAAAGGCGGCAAGTAGATGTTGAGTTATCGCGTGAGCGTGCCCCCCACGTGGGAACCGGTGGCGCTGAGCGAGGCGCGGGCGCAATGCCGCGTCATCGACACCAGTGAGGATCTGTACATCACGGGGCTGATTAAGGCGGCGCGGGAACACTGCGAAAAGATTCACGGCTTCGCCTACAGCGCGCGCACCATGGAACTGTGGCTGGAAGAATGGCCGTGCGAGGATGAAATCCCGCTGCCTCATCCGCCCCTGGTCAGCGTGGCCAGTGTGACGTATTACGACATCAACGATGTGGAATACACGCTGACCACAGCCGACTATTACGTGAACACGGTGCGCGAGCCGGGCGAGGTTCACTTGCGGGCTTACAAGACGTGGCCCGCCATTACGCTGCGCGACTACAACGCGGTGCGCATTACCTACACGTGCGGCTATGCCACGCCCGAGGACGTGCCAGAAACGATCAAACTGGCGATCAAGTTGCTGGTTGGCCACTGGTTTGAAAATCGCGAGGATAGCGTCAGCGGCACGGTCAATCGCACGATCGAGAACGGCGTTGCGCGGCTGCTGGGCGTCGATCGGCTGGTGACCTTTTGAAACTGTTGATCTTCACCCCCACGTGGACGGTGCCCAGCGGGCTGGCGATGCGACCGGAATGCGCCAAGTCGATCGGCCTGCAGCGCATCGACGGCACGTTCGAACATCGCGTGGGGCTGGTCAATCCGTTTGAGATTGGCGACCATCGCAACGTGCTGGCGCAATATCAGGCCATGCAGGCCACCGTGCTGGCTGAAGACTTTGACGCGGTGCTCACCGTTGAGCACGATCACATGCTGCCCGACAGCGACGCGGTGCAGCGCCTGATCGAGACGCCGGGCGATCTGGTGTATGCACCCTATCTGCTGCGCACGGCGCGCACGTTGAGCCTGTGGCAGTGGCGGGCGTCCGGCATCGGTGAGAGTCTGAGTTTTTATCCGCACGAATTGGCGGCGGCGCGTGATGAACGGATCTGGCGCGTGGCGGGTGTGGGCCTGGGCTGCACCCTGATCAAACGCCAGGTGCTGGAAATGATTGCGCTGCGCGAAACTGGTCCGCGTGATGCGTGCCCCGATCTGGCGCTGGCCCGCGAGGCGCAGCGCATGGGCTTCATCAGCCTGGCGCGGCTGGACGTGCCCGTGGTGCACTGGGACGGCACGCAGTGGTTAAGCCCGTTTTAACGGCACGGAGAGCGGCATGCAGGCAGGGCAATTAAGGCATCGAGTGCAGCTGACCACCAAGACGGTGGCGCGCAACGCGACCGGCGAAGAGGTCATTACCTATCCGGTGGCGGCCACGGTCTGGGCGCGCGTGGAGGTGCTGGGCGGCGGCGAATCGGCCAGCCAGCAGCAGGCGGCGGCTACGCTGACGCACACGGTGACGCTGCGCTATTACGCGGGGCTGAAGCCCACGGCGCGTTTGATCTGGCTGCAGGGCGACGGCACCAGTCGCACGCTGGTGGCGCATTCCGTGACGGAAGATGCCACGCGGCGGCAGATGACAGTGTCATGCAGTGAGCTAGTTCAATAGTCCGATAGTGAGATAGTCATGCCATCGACAGTCGCAAAGATACCCGTAAAGAGTCTGACGAAGGACATCACCCTGGATGTTGAAATTGTCGGCTATCGAGGCTGGCTGGTGCGCTTGAAGATCGCCATGTGGTTGATTGGAGTGGCGTGCAGAGTAGCCGGGATGGGCGTGAAATTCAACGGCTTGAAAGACGCTGAAGAGTTGAGTCATGGCGACGATTGAAGAAGCGCTGAATGCCTTATTGCTGGCCACGGCTGGCGTGACAGCGCTGACCGGCAGCGGCACGTCGGCGCGCATCTATCCGCTGCGCGTGCCCCAGGATGTTACACGCCCGGCCATCGCGTACCAGAAAATCAGCAGCCCCAAGACGATGAGCCACGGCGGCACATCGCACCTGGCGCGCAGCCGGTTTCAATTTACCTGCCAGGCCGAAACATACACCAGTGCCAAGGCGCTGGCCGCGGCGGTGCGCGACGGCTTGATCGGGTATCGCGGCACAGTCAGCGGCGTGCGCATCGACGGCATTCTGATCGACGATGACAAAGACGGCGAGATCGACGTGCAGTCGAATGAACTGTGGCCGTTTGTGTGGCTGGATGCCGTGGTCTGGCACAGTGAATAAGCCCTACCCAAGCCCAACATCGGGCAGAGGATAATTTTGGAGGCCGTATGAGCAATGCAACCAGCAGTTTCGGGACGTTGTTGAAGATCGGGAATGGCGGGACAAGCGAGACGTTTGCCACCATCGCCGAAGTTCGCGACATCAAAGGCCCGGCGCTGAAGTTAAACACGAAAGAAGTCACAAACCACTCGTCCACCGAAGGGTGGCGCGAATATATCGGCACGCTGTTGGAGGCGGGCGAAGTCTCTTTTGATGTCAATTGGATTCCGGCCGATGCCACCCAGAGCTATAGCGCGGGCCTGGTGAAAGACGTGGTGGGCCGCACCAAGCGCAATTTCCAGATCGTTTTTCCGGCTGTTTCGCCGGTGACCTGGTCTTTTACGGCGCTGGTGGTGGGCTTCAATCCGGGCGCGCCGGTGGATGGGGAATTGCTGGGCAGCGTGACGCTGCAAGTGACCGGCAAACCCACTTTGGCATAAGGGGCAAGCATGTTGCTAAGTCGGGAGCAAATCAGGGCGGTGTCGGATGTGGCGATCGAGGATGTGCCCGTGCCCGAATGGGGCGGCACCGTGCGCGTGCGCGGTATGTCGGGCGTCGATCGGGATGCGTTTGAGGCGGCGTCACTGCTGCCCGCGCGCGGCAAAAGCCAGACGCGCGAGGTGAATTTGAAAAACATTCGCGCCCGGCTGGTGGCCTGCTGCGCCATCGATGAAGCGGGCCAGCCGTTGTTCAGCGAAGCCGATGTGGTCTGGCTGGGCGAAAAGTCTGGCGCGGCGCTGGATCGGTTGGCCGATGTAGCCAAGCGCTTGAGCGGCCTCACCGCCAAAGACGTTGATGACCTGGTAAAAAATTACGCCAGCGGCCAGAGCGAAGATTCTGGCACCGTCTAGCGCTGGCGCTGGGCTGCACCGTGCGCGAGGCCCAGCAGCGCATCACCTCGGCAGAGTTTGCCGAATGGCTGGCCTATTATCAAATCGAACCCTGGGGCGAAGAACGCGCCGACTGGCGATCGGGCAACATCGCGCGGGTGATTGCCGAGGCGCATCGCAATCCCGATAAACGCTCGACGCCCTTCACGGTGGATGATTTTATGCCGGTCTATGATGCGCCCGAGGTTGAGGCGCAGCCGTGGGAAACCTTGCTAGATAAGGTGCGGTTGATCAATCTGGCGTTTGGCGGAGACGATCTGACACATGGCAGCGGTCAAAATGACGGCCGAAGTTGAGGGCGCGGAGCAGCTGGTCAAAGACTTGCTGCAAGTCGGCCTCAACGTCAATAAATCGGTGGTGGGCGCAGTGCGCAAGGGCGGGCGGGTGATTCGTAACCAGGCCGAAGCCAACGCCGGAGCCATCAGCCAGAAACCCGGCAAAAAGGTCGCGCTGCGCGTGAGAAAACGCACCGGCTACGTGGTGGGCAGCATCTATCCCGCCAAAGGTCACGCTGAACTTCGCCTGGTGGAATACGGCACGCCAGCGGGCTGGCGACTGGCCACCAAGCGCGGACCGTTTAAGTTCTACGCGGGCGACCGGCTGATTGTGACGCGCGCCATTGAACATCCGGGCACAGCGGCGCGGCCCTGGCTGCGACCGGCCTTTGATACCAAGGCGGCTGAAGCGGCGCAGGTGCTGGGCAACACGTTGAAAGACGCCATCGAGGCGGCCCGCGTTGAGGCCGAAGGAACCGACGACTAATGGGCACATTAAGCACGATGGTGGTCAAACTGGTGGCGGAGACTGGCGCGTTTGTCAACGCGATGGAAGGCGCGGCCAGCAAAGCCAAAGACGTGGCGACCGTCATCGGTGGGGCGGCTGCGGCGGGTGTGGCGGCCCTGGGCGCGGCGATGGTGGCCAGCATCGATCAAACCGTCAAGTGGGGCGATCAACTGGACAGCCTGGGCGACGTGCTGGGCACCAATGCCGATGAAAGCGCGGCGCTGGCCGTGGCCATTCGCGGCGTGGGCGGCGACGTGGACGGCATTACCGGTCAAATGGCTAAGCTGGTCAACGGGCTGGAAGACGGCAACGGCAAATTGAGCACCAGCGGCAAGGCCCTGACTGATCTGGGCATCGCCTTCAAAGACACCAACGGGCAACTATTGCCCGCGACCGAACTGCTGACCAGTGTCGCCGACAAACTGGCCGCGATGCCCGACGGGCTTGAAAAGACGCGGCTGATGACCGAACTATTTGGCAAGAGCGGCAAAGACTTGAGCGATACCATGAACGCGCTGGCTAACGGCGGACTCGATCAGGCGGCGCAGAAGGCCAAAGACTTTGGTTTGGCGATCGGCGAAGAGGGCGTGGCAAAGTCGATCGCCTTCAAGAAGGGCATCGCCGATGTGCAAATGATGGGGCAGGGTTTAGCCGTAACGTTCGGCAGTGAATTGCTGCCCATTTTAACGCCCCTGCTTCAAAAGTTCGTGGAGTTCGCGCAGAAACACATGCCCGACATTAAGCAAGCCATTAAGGGCGTGGTGGATTTTGTCGAGCAAACGCTGATCCCGCTGTTTGACAAGATGGCCCCCGTGTTGGCCAATCCGTTTGAGTATGCCAAGAATATGATCATCCAGGGGCTGCTGGTGTTAGAAGCCTTTGCGGTGGATACCATCAACGGGTTGATCAGCGGCATCAACAATTTTACGAATGAACTGGCGCGGGTGACGGGCACCACTAACGATCTATACATCCCGCTGCTTAAGAAGCGCGAGGTGAGTGTGAGCAGTGGCGGCTTTGCTTACGGCATGGGCGACGGCGGGGCGACGGTCACGCCCAACGCTGGCGCGCAAATGAATATCCAGATCCATCTGGCACAGGGGCAAACTGAGGCGCAGGGCGCTGACGCCGCGCGCTCCTTCGTGCGCGAGGCCCGCGCGGCCGGGATGTTGATCGCATGATTATCGCTGGATTCGGAAGCACCTGGGCAGGCGCGTATCAGTTCCCATCATCGGACATGGCCGACGAATGGTCGCAACAGCGGCCCGTCGTCAGTCAGCGGGTGAACGGCCTTGATGGAGAATTCGATCATTGGGGAGATGAACCGTTCCCGCTGGCCAATGCCACCGTCACCAAGCGCTTTGCGCTGACAGGCACGGCCTGGGCCGACATTGAGACGGCCCTGACCACGCTGCGCTCGGCGCTGCAGGCCTCGACGGTTGAGAATAAACTGTGGGCGCTACAACGTGACGGCACCTATCGCTGGGCGTGGGCCAAAGTCGATCGGGTATCTGCGCCCGATCGGGTGGGGCAGATTCTGCATTGCCCGGTCGAGATCGTGTTCTCGTTGCGTGAGGGGCTGTGGTATAGCGAATCGGCGCATTCGGATGCATTCACTACCACGGGCACCCACACGCTGACCAATAACGGGAAGGTGCGCGCACCCGTCAAGGTGACGATCGCGCCGGCTGGGGCCAATATCGTGGCCTTTGCGGTAGCGGCCACGGGTCAGGGCTGGTCATGGGCGGGTGTGTTGTCGTCACCGCATTCGCTGATCGTCGATGCCGGTGGTTTTTCGTGCCTGAACAACGGCACCGATGAATTTGATCTGCTGACCATCACTGATCCGTTTACGTTTTGGCTGTATGCCGACCCTGGCACGACGACGATCACGATCACGCGCACGCAGGGCGGCGGCGGAACCTTCGTCGCCACGTTTGAATACTGGGACACCTGGACATGATCATCGCGCGATTTGGTGACACCTGGGCAGGGGCGTATGAATTCCCCACATCGATGATGGTCGATGATTGGGCCACTGAGCGGCCGCCCGTGGCGCGGGCGGTGGGGCAGGCGGCTGGCGCGCTGGATCTGCGCGGCAGTGTGGTCAATCCCGTGCGGGCGCAGGTGGTGACTAAGAAGTTTATCCTCACGCAATATCCCCAGGCGGTATACACCACCGTGGCTGCTGAAGGGGCGGGCGGCATCGCGGGCAATCTGGCGCATGGCAACATCAAGCCGGGCACGGTGGTGGTGTTTACGGATAGCGGCAGCGGCTACGACGACGGCGCCGGCAATCTATATGATGGCGCGCTGAACTTGCGTGGCAAAATCAACTACAACACGGGCGGCTGGTACTTTGATCTATTTGATCCGTTCGAGCAAGTCTTAGGCTTCGGCTACCAATATCGATCTGGCTACACATCGCCCTGGACCACACTGGGCACAGAGTTGGACGCGCTGCAGGCGGCCACGATCGCGGTGGGCCAGTCTAAACTGTGGGGCTTGCTGCGCGATGGCACGCGCGTGTGGACCTATGCCAAGTGCATCCTGTGCAGCGCGCCCGAGCAGATCGAAACGATTGATCATTTGCCGGTGACGCTGAAGTTTTGGTGCAAGACCGGGCGCTGGTACAGCGAGACGCTGCACACGCTGACCACAGACGGCGACGATATTTTGAGCAATGCCGGCAACGCAGTGGCGCACATGACGGCGACCATTGCCTGCGCTTCAACGGGCACGCTCTCCATCACGCTGCAAAACGTGGTCTCACTGTATTTTCAAACAGCGTGGAGCGGCGCGGCGACGGCCGGTCAATCGCTGGTGATCGATTCGGCGGCGCGATCGGTGAAACTGGCGGGCGCGGGCGTGTACAGCGGTCTGACGCGCACCTATCAAAACGAGTGGCTGGGCCTGCAGCCCGGCAACAATCAAATTCGCATCACGGCTGGAGCGCGCTATGGGGCCGTCGTGTACACCTGGCGGGATACATGGCTGATGTAAATCTTGAAGTTGAGTTGTTGAATTCGGCTTTGACCATCATTGGCGACGGGCCGTTGGTCAATGTGGTGCGCGCGTCGTTTACAGAGTCGCTGGATCGCGCCGGTGAGTTCTCGATCGAAGTGCCCGCGACCGATGAGCGCGTGATCAACTATCTGGCCAGCGCGGCCTATGTGCGTTTTCGCGCGGCCGATGGCTATGTGCGCACGGGCTTGATCGATGGGCTGACCACCAGGGTGGGGCGCGTGCCGACCGTGGTAGTGACGGGCTATGATCTGCTGCGCGAACTGGGCGTCTACACGTGCGGCTGGTATGCCGACTATCGCACGGCGGTGGGCGGCGGGGTGTATGGCAACGATGTCAACAGCGAGATCATCCCCGATTTGATCAACGGCACGGGCTGGTCGCAGGGCGCCATCGATGCCGCCCTGGGCTATTACTTCGGGTCGTTTAACAATTTTTCGCGGCTGGCGGCCTTTGATAAGTTGCGCCAGGCGCTGGGCCTGCACTATCGGCAGGCAGCCACCGAACGCCAGATCGACTTTGGGGCGTTTGGATCGTCATCGGGTTGCCGGTTGATCAACGTGCCGCACGCCCTGCGCGCACAGGATGCCAATACAAACATCGGCGTGATCGATGCGTTGGAGATCGCCGAAGACAAAGAGGATGTGGTCAATTTGATCATCCCCTTCGGCGCGGGTGAGGATGGGAGTTTTTTGATTCTATCTTCGCACGAATATGGCAAAGTCAAGTTGATCGATTTGGCCGAAGTGGGCACCGCCAGCGCGCCAGCCGGGTACACCACCACCGATATCTATGTTAAGGCTGGATTGAAGGGCGTCGAGACGACGGTCACGGCCAACGGCGGCACGTCCACCGTCACCGTCACCAGCACGACGGGCATGGCCGCGGGCGATAAGGTGTTTTGCGGCGATCGATCCAATGCGCAGGCCGATGCCAACATCCACCACTGGACCATCAACAGCATTACAGACGCCACCCATGTGGTGATGTCTTCGGCGCAAACTACCACGATCGGCATGACGTTTATCACGTTCCCGAATTACGGGGTGATCAATTCCAGCGCCTATTCAGCCAACCCGCGCGAAGCCACAATCGTTTTCCCGGATGTTGAAATTCCGAACCGGGCCAGCACGGGCAATCTGGCGCAGTTTATTTCGTCTGCGTATGTGCTGTACAAGCGCGCCAAGGCGTATCTGGATCTGCACAAGACGCCTGCCAAGTCCTATCGGGTGCAGCCCAGCCGCTTGCCCGGCACGCTGCAGGTGGGCGACACGGTGCGCGTGATCTATCATGGCCGCGTCACGCGCGCCGGCGTGCAAGCCGAATGGATCGATCTGGACGAAGAGTTGTATATCATCAACATCACGCGCACCTTTAACGCCGATGGCACGGTGGCGGTGGCGCTGGATGTCAGCGACTACAACCGGCAACGCTACAGCGACACGCGCCTGGTGGCCGCCATGGCCGCCAATCAAGGCGCGATGAGCACACGGGTCTAATTACGGAGGGTACGATGTCTCAAGCGATTCGCACGAAAAAAAGCACGGTCTCAAGTTCGGTGGTCGCCATCAGCGCGGTAGGCTGGGGCTGGACGGCGGGCGATCTGGAAAAGGCCACGGGCGCGTGGATTAGCGCCACGCAGCCGGTGATGTACACCTTCGACGGGGCGACCGATCCCACGACGGCGATCGGGCATCCCATTGCGGCCGGGGGCACGGTGTTCATTCCAGACGGGCGTCTGGTGCGGGCGCTGCGCTTTTTGCGCACCAGCGGCACCGATGCCGATGTCACGGTGAGTTTGCTGAAGGAGTAGCATGGCCGCTTATCAAGAGTTGACGATCGAGCAGGGCACGGACTGGGATGATGAAATCCTGGTGACGGATGATGAGACCGGCGACCCGATCGATTTGACTGGCTACACGGCGCGCAGCGACATCAAGCGCGGGCCGGATGATGCGGCGCTGATCGAGATGTCCACGGATAACGGCCGCATTACGATCAACGCGGCCACGGGCAGCATTCAGCGTCGTTTGACGGCGGCCATTACGGGCGCGCTGACGTGGAGCCGGGCGCAGCACGATCTGATCTTGATCAGTGCGGGCGGAGTGGTGACGCGGCTGTGCGAAGGTCCGGTGACGGTGCTGGCGCGCATAACGGAGTAGGCGATGAGCACAAGCATCTCGCTGCAGCGACGCACGGGCACATTGGAGGTAAACACGATGGGCGGATTGCGGGTAATTCCCGATCAGATTTTGCGCCTGGGTCACCAGCAAAGTTTTACGGCCTATTGGCCGGGCGCGATCGACTGGTATGTGGACAGCGTGAGCGGCAGCGATAGCGCCAGC